CACTTACACACCTCACACACCTACCACAAAAACTACTAATGCCTCAGCCCTCTCAGCCTTTTCGGTTGGGGGGGCTATGCCCCGTATGGCTCTAGGATATACACGCTCAGGTCCTATTCCACAAAAAAGACGAGAAATAAGTACTTATACCTAATTTTAAAAAAAAGTTTGCAAGAAGTACGAAAAAGTCCTAAATTACGATATGGAAACTACCATAGCAAAGAAAAAACCCCAAAAAGTACTAGCCATTGAATTATTCGCACTTAACCCTAATATAACGATACGAGAAGTAGCCGAAAAAGTGGGTGTTGCAGAACGATGTGTCAGCAAATGGCGTGAAGATGGTAACTTTATAGATAAGATATATGAAAGGTATATGACTGAGTTTGGTAGTCAGTTACCTGCTGTTATTAACTCTATGGTTAGGGAAGCTAAACACGGAAACGTACAGGCTGCTAGGCTTGTATTGGAGCATAGTGGTAAACTTGTAAAGAACGTCAATATTACAGTAGATAGTCCTTTTGAAAAGTTTTTAAAGACTGAAGATGTAGAGGAAGCTGATTATGCTGAGGTATTAGATGATGTAGTTATACCTGAGGATTTACCACCTAGAGAAAAGTCCATGACCCAAAAAGAAGAAAAGATAGTTCTTAAAAAGGTTATAGATAAAGAGTTAAATAAAAAGAATCGAAATGAAAAGCGTAGAGAGTGGTATCAATGGCAGAAAAGAGCAGAAGCTGTAGGGATAGAGCCTTTGAGTGCTCGTAGACCAACTAAGGGTCAAAGAAAAGAATGGGAGTTATCTATTATTGCTGCTG